CCGGCACGCACCCACGTCGGCACTTCGGCCTGGTTAACATCCTTGTTCGCATGGTCAGAATGGCGTAAAGCCAGGTAACCAAACGAAGGAAGGAGCTTCCCTCCGTGGCCGAAGACTCCGCTGAAACTCCAATAAGGACCATAGGAGGTCTTCTCTTCGTTCACAACGACTTCCAAGCTACGCAGTATCCCTTTAAAAGCCATAACCCAATGCGGAGGCGCGACCGCAAGCAGGTCGTCACCGTTCACCAGCGCATCAACGTTAAGCTTCGTCAGGCGATTCGCTTCATCCACAGCGAAGAGATTAACCGTATTCAAGAAGAACCAGGACGCCGGCATGCCCATCAATATTCCGCGCCGAGTGCGGTACGTGCCGCGGCTATCTGTCAAATTAGCCGGCCCAAGTACTGCACGCCACATCTCCAGCGCAGCGTCGTCGATAGCACATCCAGGTCTGATCTTATCCCAAAGACCAGACAAGATTGAATGGGCGAACCAGTGAGGCATATTGTCCGTGGCGACGGACAGGTCCAACGATAGCACCTGCCACTCGCCACGAGCCCTCGACACAAGGTCGAGGCAATGCTGCGGTCGGTCGGGGGACAGACTCCGAGAGACCCGGTTGTCCCCCATCAAGATGGGGAACGTACGGGACCTCAAGAAGTGGGCCCAAACGAGGGATTCGACGTTAGAAGGCGTGACAGTTCGGGTCTTCGGACCCTTGTCAGGCACGTCTACTACGCGGCCCTCGAGTACAGAGCGGCGGAGGCGGCGATCAAGGCAAGCGACGTAAGTATTCTTTAACGCGACATAGGACCTCGTGATTCGGTTGAGGTCGTCAAAATGGATGTGTTGCGACACCCATTCCGGCAAACCCTCAACCTCACCCCAAAGGAACTCCGACACCGACGTTAAGAAACCCCCCTCGCTCGCTTTGTTCGACAGGGACGCCGAAGTTGAAAGAGGCAATTCGAAGGGGACGAATGCAAACTTCAACGACGACGACCACCCGCGCGACCAGGCACAAACCCGGCTACGCAGGCCCTCCGACGGTTTCCGACTGGGCTTCAAAAGGCGCTTACGGAGCGCGTCTTCTGATTCGACCGCAGGCGGCGGACAGCGGGGAAGTCCTCGTGGGAGCGTCTGGAGCGCATGGAACGCTTCGTTCACCGACATGATGAGCACTGGCGAAAGTGCGTCAACCAAGTGGAAGATACGACCGTCCCGATCTGCGCATTGGGATTTTAACCAAAGGGCCGCACGTCTCGTCCCACCCATGCACCACTCCCGGTACAGGGTGTAAGAGACATCCAGCCAGACAGCCTCAATCCTCCTCAGCTTCACGTAAGTCAACTCCGCGTCCCCGTCCTCACTGATCCACTCCACATCAGTGTAACGGCGGTCCTTCCGGGGGATGCGTTTCCTCAACGGCCTAATAAGGCCGTTGAAGGAAGCGAACATCAACCGGTAGATATCCCAAAGGGCGCGCGAATCAGAACCGTCAAAACGGGAACCAATTCTCGACATCTTAAGAGCATAAGACATCTTAACACGCTTTGGGATCGTG